CCCATTTAATACGCATAACCCCCCCCAAATTATTGTGGCTCAAAACAAAAAGAGGTCTTAACTTACGCTAATGCCAAAACCCCCAAAACGTAGCCAAGAAGAGATTCTGCTAGACCTCTCTAAACCAGCAGCATTCGCATCTAATGTATTGGGAATCAATCTGTATGACTGGCAACGGAAGGTGTTGCGTGATTTAGAGGCAAAGGACTGTCGCGTAGCCCTGCGTGCAGCCAACGGCTCTGGCAAAACCAGCACTGTCATTTCGGCTATTTTGATATGGCACGCGCTCGTTTACCCGCGCTCAATCGCTGTAACTACGGCAGGCGTTTTCCGTCAAGTCGAAAGCCAACTTTGGCCTAGCCTGCGCAATCACATTGCCAAGCTTGGTGGTGCCTGGGAGGTCACATCTGGCGAGATCCGCTACCTCCACCCCAACGGCAACACATCACGCATTATAGGCTACTCAGCGACTGATCCTGGGCGTGCTGAAGGATGGCACGCAGAGGACCACGAATACCATCCGTTGCTGATGGTTGTTGACGAAGCCAAGACTGTAGCCGATCCGCTGTTTGAGGCTATCAGCCGATGTCAACCAACCCGCTTGCTAATCGCATCTAGCCCAGGCGGGACTAGCGGTGCGTTCTATCGAGCCTTCACCAAGGAAGCAAATATGTGGTCTAAGCACGCAGTCACAGCGTTTGACTGCCCGCACATAACGCAGAACCAGATTGATGAAGTAATCCAGCGTTACGGCGAGAAGCACCCGCTGACCCGATCTATGATTTATGGCGAGTTTGTGGACATAGGTGCGGAGAGCCTTGTGGTCAGCCTGACCCAACTTCAAAACTGCCACAACAGCCCACCTGACTTTAAGCCTGGGGATCGCAAGGCAGGCGTTGACTTTGCGGCTGGTGGAGATCAAAACGTACTTTGCGTAAGCGATGGCAACAAGATCCTGCCTATCATTGCATGGCGCGAAAGGGATACGATGTCAGCGGTAGGCAGGTTTATCGTCGAGTTTAAGAAGGCTGGATTAAAGCCAGAGAACATATACGCTGACGCAAGCGGTCTTGGGATGCCTATGTGCGATGCCTTGGCTGAAGCTGGCTGGGAAGTTAATAGGGTAAACTTTGGGTCTGCTGCGTTTGATACCGATGCCTATACCAACAGGGCAGCCGAGATGTGGTACAACATGGCCAAGAAGATTGAGAGTGCCGACATCATACTTCCGGAGGACGAGGATTTGACGGCACAGTTGACTTGCAGGCGAACAATAACAAACAGCAAGGGTAAGCTTGGCGTAGAGTCTAAAGACTCAATGCGTGCCAGAGGACTTGCATCGCCGGACAGAGCCGATGCGTTGGCATTGTGCATAAGTGGTGGTAATGTAGGCTTGGACTTGACTTTCCCTGTGGAACGTCCAAGCTGGAGACTTCTTAGCCAAATGATGGAGTCACACGACCCTGTTATGGCTGGCTTTGATGCAGGAGGATAAACTATGAATATATGGAATTGGATTACTTCAAACTGGCAAGAGATCGTAGCCGCTATCGGTGGCATCGTCCTAGCCGCGCGTATTATTGTCAAGCTCACCCCGACACCGGCTGACGATTCATTCTTGGAGAAGATCGTCAACTTTCTAAAGACAGTCGGTCTGAATATTAAATAAGTTTATTTGTGCTGCGTGCAATCCTTGAGATCATCGCAGCAGTGTTTCGCCTCATTCCGAATTGGAAAGAGAAGCGAGTACAGAACATCGAAGGTGAGTGGAAACATAACCGCGATGCTATTGAGCGTGATCTGCGTGGTGAGTCTTGGTGGTTGCGCAACAACGACACCAGTAACACACACGACAGGGATAGTTGAAGAACTGATGAAAGATCCAACTTATATTGAAATTCGTCGTGGCACACCTGGAACTCGTGAATGGGCTAGGAAAGCATTGAATGCTGTCAACGATCTTTCGTATGAACTAAAAGTGGAGCGTAACAAATGAAGAATCCCGAAGCACGCGACGGTTATCACATGCGGATCATTGACTGTTTGAACCAGCGTGAGACTTGGGAAAATCGTCAACGCTTGTTCTACCAAGCTCGCTACTTCGGTGTTCGTCGCAAGATGAAGCCTTGGCCGTCTGCGGCTGACCTGCACGTTCAACTAATTGACAGCGCAATCGAGAAGCTAAAACCCTCCTTCGTCAACAGCGCAATTGGCAATGACATCCTTTCCAGCTTCGTACCTATGCGCCAGCAGTTCACCCCGCTGACCGTATCAGCCGAGCGTTGGTTTGATTACAAGATGCGCGAGCAGTCCAACTTCCAGAAAGAGATTGTCTCGGTTATTGACAACTTATTGTTGTATGGCCGTGGCGTATCAAAGGTCTTGTGGAATGAGGACAAGAAGCAGATCAGCTTTGAGGCTATTGATCCGTTCCACTTGGTTGTGCCTGCGTACAGCAAGAGCATGGCTGATGCAGACTTCATCGTTCACATCATTCTTGTTTCGGTTGATTCATACAAATCCAATCCGATGTATAAACAAGACAAGGATTTTGTCACCAAGATCAGCGGTAAGGTCAACCAGTCCGTCGGTCTGCGTAGTGAGATTCAGGATGAGATTTATCGTCGTGAAGGAATTACGCAGGAATCCGGCAACGACACGATCATCTTGTGGGAACTTTACACTCCGTCCGACAAAGGCTGGAAAGTTCAGACCTACAGTCCGCTTGAAGTCGAGACTGATGTTCGCAAACCTTTCTACTTGCCGTATGAACACGGTGAGCCTCCTTTCGTAGATTTCCCCTATGAGGTCACAGGGGGCGGTTGGTACAGTCCTCGCGGAGTTGCAGAAATCCTCCTCCCTGGCGAGAACCTGTTAAACAAGCTCAAAAACTCCCTCAGCGACTATGTAGAGCTGGCCAACCGACCCGTCTTTGAAGCGCAGAATCCGATCTCGCTCAACACAGCAAATCTTAAGATGCAACCAGGTCAGATCCTTCCGCAAGGATTGAAGCCGGTTCAATTCAGCCAACCTCCATTCGACTTCCAGAAGCTGATGCTTGAAGAGCGTATGCTTGCGGAACAGCGGATGGGTAGCCCTGACTTTGGTGCTGGCTCGCAGTTCCAAGTTTCGGATCGTAAGACTGCGACTGAGATTCAAGCGATGCAGGGTCAAGCCGCAGCTTCCGGTGATTTGCGTAATCGTATTTTCAGAATGAGCTTGTCTCACTTGTTCAGTCAGTGCTGGTCGTTGTACGTTCAGTACGCCAAGGATGACTTGATGTATAGGTATGCGGAAGATACCGGCTCAATGCCTCCAGAGGGCATTCACTCTGAATATGCAATTGAACCAAAAGGTGGACTTGATTTTATTAACCGCCAGTTCGCGTTGCAGAAGTCTGTAGCTCGGATGCAGATGTTCCAAAATAATCCTTTCGTTAATCAGGGCGAGCTGGTTAAATCAGTGCTTGAACAAGACGATCCCTCGCTGGTCCGCAGACTCTTCCAAGATCCGAACGCAGCCTCTGGCGATCAAGCTGAAGATCAGGCGACTGAAATCGCGACTATGCTTGCAACTGGATTCCCAGTCGCCATCAAGCCTAGCGACGATCACAAAGCGCATATATCCGTTCTGTTCGCATTTAACCAAGCGGCTCAACAGCGACAACAGCAGGTCGATCAGAGCGCAATGCAAGTTCTGATGGCTCACTTGCAACAGCATTTGGCTGCGTTGGAGCAGATCGATCCAAATACATCCCGCGCAATCCAGAAACAGCTTCGTGATGCGGCTAAAGCTCAAATGCAACAGCAGGGACAGCAATTGCCTCCAGAAGCTGTGCAGGCTCAACAAGCTGGTCCGATGCCTGCTTGATCGAACAATTTGATACAAGAGACTTGATGGTTGATGCCTTCATTAAGGAAGGCATGGCTGGCGCGGAGATCGGAGTGTTTGCAGGAGACTTCTCTGCTAAATTAAGAAGCAAGAATCCAATCGTGCTTTACTTGGTTGATTTATTTGAAGGCAAATGGCCGTCCGGCGACGTGGATGGAAACAACCTAAGGCATATTGACCTTCACGAATCGCTTGTGGCGTTGCACGATAAGTACCAGAAAGATCCAGTAGTAAAGCTTGTCAAAGGTGCGTCATTCTTCTTTATGGCTAGTTTGCCTGAGAATTTGCTTGATTTTATTTACCTTGACGGCGACCACTCTTACCCAGGCGTAAAGATTGACCTTGAGATGGCTAGGATCTTGGTCAAGCAAGACGGCTTAATCATGGGTCACGATTACTCAATGAACATGGAGAAAGCCAAGACTAATTACGAGTTTGGTGTTAAGAAAGCAGTTGACGAGTTTTGTACAAGGCATAGCGTGGCAATCAAGGCTATCGCAAATGACGGCTGTACATCATTTTGCATAGTCAACACCAAATGAGAAAAATTAAGGCAATACTGGCTTTCATTAGGAATCAAGCCTGGGTCAACGAACCCAAGTGGAATAGTGAAGATGAGAAGGCTTGGACTGGCTTTCTTGGAACCCCATCCGGCAAGCGTTTAAGTCTTATCCTTTTAAACCTGACTTTGCGTAATAATGCATCTGCAACTGAAAAGAATAATGCGGAACTTGCGGAGGCTTGTGGATATGCTAAAGGATTTCGTGGTTGTGTAGCGGTTCTCGAATCGCTTGCAACCGCAAAACTAAACTCAGCCATCCAAGACGGCATGGATGGGTCTGATGAAACTGCCGTCAACTAACCTGCCTACAGAATGACTCCCTGTAGAGTGGTGTAAGAAAGGGTCAAAATGGCGGAATTGAATAACCCAACCGAGGCAGAAGTCTTGGCTTTGGCTAGAGCAGCAGATGAAGGTGTGGATTACACGCCAGCACCAGTTGCTTCAGTTGAAACAAGCGGAACTGAATCGGAGACGGCCAGCGGAGATAACTCGGAGCAACCCGCGACTCCCGAAACCACCGAAATTAAATCCACATCGAATGATGCGGTGACGGATGAAGTCCAAGAGACTGAAACCGTTTCAACCAAAAGTTCTTTAACAGAGCAATCTGATGAACCCAAGTCAGAGTCGGCTTCCGAAAAGAAGCAAAGCAAGTACCAAAAGGCACAGTCTCGACTCGCAAAAGAGTGGGACGATGTCAAAGCGGAACGAGCAAGACTCCAGGCTGAAAGGGAAGCACTTGAGGCAGCCAAGACTGCAAAGGCTAGTCAAGTGTCTCCTGAAGCAGAGACAAAGGGAAACAGTCGCAAGTTTAGCGCGGAAGATTATCGGGAAGCAGCAAAAAGCTATCGTGATGAAGGCCGTGACGATCTTGCGAAACTCGCTGAAAACAAAGCCAGCGAGATTGAGGTAGAGGACAAGAGAGCGTTTGAGCACAAGGTGCAGACTGAAATGAAGTCTGCGTGGGATAAGAACCTAATGGAAGAGGTTGATTCCAACCCTGATCTCAAAGACTCTTCTACGCCACTCTACAAAGCTGTTTCACAACTGCTACAACAGCACGCAATCCTGCGGAACTATCCAGCAGGAATCAAGGATGCTGTTGGTTTGGCCAAGATGCATTTGAAGGCGGAGGCCGCCTCTGGCTTGGAAAAGAAGATTGCGCAGTATGAGTCAGAATTGACTCGACTGAGAAAAGCTACGACACCGGCGAACAGTCAGCCTTCGGCTCCTGCACGTCAGAAACAGTTCCATGAAATGTCCAGCAAGGAACAGGAAATGGAATTGTTGAAGATGGCCGCAGAAGCTGATCGCGCCTAAACTCTGGTTCTAGCAGAAAGATAATACTAAAATGGCTAACGTATCTACAAGTGGTTCTGTTGCTTCACAGTTTCAGACCTACTTCTCAAAACAACTATTAGAACGGCAGATTCCTTTGCTCCAGATGGAGCAGTTTGCCCAAAAGGTTCCTTACCCGACGAAAACTGGCGGCAACAAGACCGTCCGTTTCTTCCGGTTTGACAACCCCAGCATCACCTCAATCACCACTCTTTCCGAGGGAACTTCTCCTTCGGGTGGAACCGGTGAACGTCAGTTGACCCTGACCACGGTTGAAGCGACCCTAGTTCAGTACGGTTCCAGCATCGTTCTCACGGACGTGTTGCTCGCCACCGAACTCTTCAACCACCTGGCACAGGCCACAAAGCAACTCGGCGAGGACGCAGCGTTACACGCTGACACCCTGTCGCATCGTGCGTTGGTCTTGAACACGACTGACTCCACGAGTGCTGGAACAACCGTTTCTACTGCGGCTTATACCCGCTATGCTCAGAACGGAACAAACGGAACCAACTTCCAAAGCGCATCGGCGGCTAACGCCTCGATGACTGCTCTTGACTTGTTGGATGCCGCGACTTCCCTCAAGGTCAACCGCGCTCCCAAGATCAAGGATGGTTACGTACTCGTTGCCCCTCCCCAGGTCACTCGTGACTTGATGAACGACGACGACTTCCTCCGCGTGTCTGCTTACTCTGCTCCGGATGCTATCTTCCGTGGCGAAGTTGGTCGGCTCTTCGGCGTGAGCGTGATCGAATCCACAAACAACTTGACGGCTGGAACTGCGGCTTATGGTGTTGACACCACTGCCACTGGCTCCAACTACGCTTCCATCGTTCTCGGTGGGCAGGCCTTCGGCGTGCCTCACTTGACAGCGATTGCAGCAACCGGATCGCCTTACGCTCCTAAGGTAACGATTCTGGATGCACCAGACAAGAGCGACATCTATGGACAGCGCACCTATGCGTCGTTCAAGACGTTCTACACTGCCAAGCAGTTGAACCCTGCGTTCTACCGCGTGGTGTGGTCGAAGAGCAACTACAGCTAAAGATCCTAATGGGAACCATGCTAGTTATTGGTATGGGTCCTCGGAAAGCTGGGGAGGATAAAACCTCCCCAGCTTCTTCCAACGGAGGTCAAATGAACGAAGGAATTGACAAAGGTGGTGAGATGAAAATGCCGAAAGGTATGGTCATGTTGCCAGTCTCAATGCTTGAAGTTACGGATGGCGGAGAGAATGTTGGTCCTTCTGAAGGAGATCACGTTGAACTCAGCGGTGTTGTCCATATGGTTAAGAACGGTGTAGCTCACATCAAAGTAAATGACGCAATGATGGAAGGCGAATCCGACAATAATCAGCAAGACAATATGTCTGAAGAGGACAAAATGCGTAAGTTGGCACAGTCAGCCGACGAGGAAAGCTATAGCTAATGCCGATCTACCAGTACACCGACACCCGAAATGGATCAGTCGTTGAACTGGAGAAATCGGTTGCTAATAGGGATTCAGTTCCCAAGCACCTCAAGAGGTTTACTTTTCCACAACGCTTGGCAGTATTTGGAACCGGAGAATCCCCATCCGATCCAAGGCTGTCGAGTACATCAACAATTATGAAGGGGTACTACAAACAAGAACAAAAGCTTGGGAGTAGGTTCAAAAGCAGCTTCAGCGCGGATCAAGTGAAACGTGCCTGGGGTCGCAAAGGAGATTAAATATGGCCAGTGCATCACAAGAATATCGTCGTCGTGCGCAGCGAGCCAAAGGCAAAGTTATTGCTTTTGACACTGCGAAAGAAACTTCGGTGTTTGACATCACAACGCTTGCAACAACCGGAACTTTTGGTTCTGCTGCATCTACGGCAAATGGTTTGACCATTACCGTAAATGGAACGAACTATAAGATTCCATTGTTTACATCACCGTAATTTATGGGGCGCGCTCTATCAAGAATTGCGCTAGGTGATGCTGGCACGACCATCGGAACATCTGCGTCTACATTCACAGGTGATTACGATGGCGTGTCGGCGTTGTCTACTGGAACCATTGGCTTAACGATTAGCAACGCCACTTATACTGGCCTTGCAATCGCCGCTGGATCGACTGTGACTGGAGACATTACCCAAGTCATTATTTCTTCCGGCGGTCCATTCGCTATCTATAAGCGGACGGTTTAAGGCTCTTTATGGGCTGGCAGACACGGCGTATATTGGAGACTATTGGTACTGCCACTGGCGGTACGCAAAGCATTAACTACAACCTAGAAGCAATCGAGGCTTTGATGGTTACTTTACAGGCCGACGTTGCAGATGGAATTCGATTACCAAATGCAACAACAGGAGGGACTGGTCCTACTGCATTTGCATCCACTAGCTATGGAACAATAGCAACCTCGTCAACAGCTAGGCTCGGATGTACAATTTTTAACGAAGGTGCAGGACGATTGTATGCAACACTTGGTACTGCTACAACATCAACAAGTTCATATACGGTAAGCATTGGAAGTGGTGAATACTATGAAGTTCCAATGAACTATACCGGACTTATTGGTGGAATATTTGGAACAGCAGGAACAGCCAGAGTAACAGTATTGAGCTAGAGGTAGATTGTGCCTCTATACTCAACAGCCTGCCCACTTCCTATCAATAGGAAGATATTTAGGCATAGGGGATCTTCCTCACCAATCCCACAGTCTGGTTTGTCTTTATGGCTAAAGGCTGATGCTGGAATTTCATTTTTCTCGTTTGATTACAAATCAAGAATCGTTCTTTCTGGATCTGTTTCTGGAACATTTAATGCTACCTCAGTTCCAACTTATGATTTTCAATATGGAATACCATCCAATTATTCATTAAGTAATGGAACATCAACAATTAACTGGAGCGGAAATGAAGGTGGATCTTTTTTAATACAAACAGCTTCAATTACTCTACAGGGAAATACAACATACGCTGGATATATTTCTTCTGATGGCATTAATTGGGGAACAAATGGAAACTGGATTACACCCCCATACATTTCTGGGCTTACAAATGATTACTCAAACGGAAATGGTCAATACGAATTTACAGAAAATAATCCGTATGATGGAAGTCCAACATTGAATCCTACTAACGGAATATATTACACAACACAGGGATCATCTGGAAATTGGCAATTATGGTATCAAAATAGCGACACAGAAGAATATTTTCAAATCGCATCAAATTCAAATGCTCTTCCTAACGGAACATGGACAATGATAGTTAGCGGAATTGGAACAGCAATTGGAACTGGATCTGCTTATGCAACTAATCCAACTCCACCAACAACAACATCTTCTATTACAAGCAATATAACCACAAACAACATAGCAAGCTGGGAAGATCAGAGTGGAAATGAGAGAAATGCATCTCAAGCTACCGGAATTGTACCTACCTATAGCTTGATTGGTGGTAAATCTTTTATCAACTTCCAATCGAATGCACAACTTCTTATAAGTTCTTCAGTATGGAATGGAGTTCAATTTGTTGGAACAATAATTACTGTAGTTCGATTTGAACCTTCTGCATCTGCTTCAATATTATTGCTTCAAGAAGGACCAGAGGGAAATCTTACATTTGCTAGGAAATTGGACGGCACAAATGCTTTTTCGATAACAACTGACGATATAGATGTGGTAACTTCTTTATCTTTAGCAAATGATAATACAAACTATTTACTTGGAGCAACAATTAGTGAGTCTCTTACTGCGACATTATATTTGAATGGTTCATCTGTTGGAAGTGGTGGAATCACGAATAATACTGGCTACACTT